ACAATCCCTTACAATGCAACTAAGGATTCGTCACGTAAGTACATCAAGCAATCTTTAAAGGAACAAGGTATTGCTCCCACTAAAGATGAGCTAACACAGGTTGTCAATGCTGTCTATGAAAGCATGGATGCTATCGTGCCTGGACCAATGCAAGTTATGCGTTGGATTAAACAGCACGTAGGTCAGTACATCAGAGATGGTGCTACTGAGGTTGAATGGGTAACTCCATCAGGATTTACTGTCAACCAGCGTAGAGATAAAGTAAATATACAAAGAGTTAGATTACAATTGTTAGGTAATGTTAGTATTAGATTAGATAAAGGGTCAGGTACACCTTGTCCTATACGTCACAAATCTAGTACAGCACCTAACTTTATTCATTCGCTCGATGCATCCATCTTGCACTGTTCCTTTCAACAGTTCAATGAACCATTCACAGTCATCCATGACTCAGTTCTTACTAGAGCAGGAGACATGGGAACACTCAATAGACTTGTGCGAGAAACCTACACGGACATCTTTACGCAAGCATGTTGGCTCACAAGATTTGGTGAAACAATCCAAGCCTCCGAGCCACCGCCAATAGTAGGCACGTTAGATACTAATGTTGTCACTAATTCCACTTACTTTTTTTGTTAAACACCATCATGACTACACATGTCACTAAAGAACCTGTACTACTCGATGGGTTCCAAGCTGTCCTAAAACCTGGAGAGTGGGGCTATAAGTTAGCCGCTGTCCTATCAAAGGATGTTGTCAAAGACCTAGAGGAAGAGCGTGAAAGCTGCCTCGAATGGGCTAGAGGCAAAGCAAAGAACCCTAAGAGAGTTACAGTAAAGCCTGAGCCTTGGGAAGAATTAGATAACAAGCCAGGATTTTATCAAGTACGTTTCAGTTGGAAAGATGGAGACAAGTATGTACCTGTTGTCGTTGACACAGAAGGTACTGCAATAACTGACGAGACTACCCCTATATATAGCGGTACGATGGTTAAGTTAGCTTTCTTCCAAAAGCCATACGTGCTACCAGCAGGTGATATTGGTACATCATTGAAGTTAAAGGCAGTACAAGTTGTCAGTTTAAATACTGGGGCTGGTGTTGTTGATGACGGAGATATGACACCAGATGAAGCTACAGCATTGTTCGGAGCCACGAAAGGATTCAAGGTATCCGCACCTAACCCTGTAGCTGCTGAAAGCACTGAAGAGGATGAAGACTTCTAATGAGAAGTGGTCTTGAAAGAGAGGTAGCTGCTATACTAAATAGGTTAAAATTAGATTATACTTATGAAGAAGATAAGCTACCTTACGTGATTGAGCATAAATACATCCCTGACTTTAGGGTTGGGGATGTCTACCTAGAATGTAAGGGTTGGTTTAAGTCAACAGATAGACGTAAGATGCTAGCTGTTAAACAGTCTCATCCTGACCTTGACATTAGGTTTGTCTTTCAATCACCTTATAATAAATTATCCAAACGCTCTAAAACCACTTATGCCATGTGGGCCGACAAACACGGTTTCCCTTGGTGTGCCTCCTATGCAATCCCAATTAGTTGGCTCAAATGTAAATGAAGAATCCGAGTTCTGCTACCACACAGCATGTGCTAACTGTGGCTCGTCCGATGCTAATAGCGTCTACTCTGACGGCCATACTTATTGCTTCAGCTGTAATGCTAGAACGTCTGGAGAAGAAGAGCCACCATCATCACCGCAAATTACTTCCAAGGCTATGATACAAGGCCAACCTGTTTCATTAAAGAAACGGAAACTCACCGAAGAACAATGCCGTAAATATCGTGTCCACAAAGATGGGGATGTTTTACGTTTCCATTACTTCGATAAGAAGGGGCATGTAGTTGCGGCTAAAGTAAAAACAAAGGGCAAAGATTTCTATTGGGACGGTAAGAATACCGATAACCAATTCTTTGGTCAAAACTTATTCCCTAATAAAGGGTCAAGACTGACTCTCTATGAAGGTGAATTAGATGCAGTATCAGGTTATGCTGCAATGCCCACATGGCCTCACATGTCTGTACCTAATGGTGCAGCTGGGGCTAAGAAAGACCTACAAAAAGTACTAGATTTAACACAAGGTTATGACGAGATTGTTCTTTTCTTCGATAATGACCAAGCTGGGATTGAGGCCGCTGAAGAATGTGCGGCTCTCTTACCACCAGGCAAGGCGAAGATTGCACGACTTGAAAAGTACAAAGATGCGTCAGAAGCGTTACAAGCGGGCGATTCAGAGGCGATTAGAAGGGCTGTCTGGGACGCAAAGACGTATCGTCCTGACGGAATTGTTGATGCAAAATCGCTACTTGAATTAGTAACACAACCAGAACCACCATGTGCTTATGACTATCCATTCAAAGGACTTAATGAGAAGTTACACGGGATCAGGTACGGCACACTTACAACAATTACTGCTGGCACTGGTACAGGAAAAACCTCATTCTGTCGTCAACTTGCAGCTGACCTCCTCCAAAAGGGGGAACGGGTTGGGGTCGTGGAGCTTGAAGCAAGTAATAGAAACACCGCACTTGGATTAATGTCCACAGCGGTTGGTAAACCACTACACCTTGGAGGACACAATGAGTCGGAACTACAAAACGATTTTCGTGATACCATTGGTCGTTGGAGCCTTTACCTTTTTGATGGCTTCGGCTCTTTTGATCCTGATGTCATTTACAATAGGATCGAATACCTTGCCAGTGGATTGGAGTGTCGTACTATATTCCTAGATCATCTTAGTATATTACTGAGTGGTCTTGAAGGGGATGAGCGTAGAACGATTGATATGACTATGACCAAGCTACGATCATTAGTTGAACGTACTGGTATAGCATTGTATTTAGTATCTCACTTACGAAGAGCATCAAATGAATCAAAGTCACACGAAGAAGGCGGAAGAGTTTCCCTCTCAAGTCTCAGGGGATCTCACAGTATTGCTCAAATCAGCGATAACGTCATTGGCCTTGAGTCCGACCAACAGAGCGACACTAAACGAAGGTTTACGACTGTGCGAGTCCTTAAAAATCGCTATTCTGGCGAAGTTGGTATAGCTACAAGACTTCTATACGATTTATCTACCTGTCAGTTTACTGAACATGAAATTGAACCCGAATTCAACCCAGCCACGGATTTTTGAAGGGAGTAAGTATGAACACCCTTGGTACACATACTTAAAAAGACCGAAACCACCATCATCAGCAGCTGTTGCTAAGGCACAGTTCAAAGATAAAACCTACACATGGAAAAAACCCTCAACCTAGCCTTCGACATGGAGACAGATGGGCTAGATTCCACCCGTATTCATTGTATAGTCACTCAAGATCTGGATACAGGTCTTGTAGAGGAGTATAACGATGAGAAATATGCGGATAACCCTAAAGAATTACCTATGGCTGCTAGCCGTTCTATTTGTAACGGACTAAACAGCATAATGGCTTGTGATAATATCGTAAGTCATAATGGGATAGCGTATGATGTAGCACAAGCACAAAAGCACTACCCATTCTTTAGGAATCTCATGGCTAAACACTGGGATACCTTAATTCTCAGTAGATTTTACCATCCAAACCTCTTAGACATTGATCTTACAAGGAAATGGCGTGACATGCCAGCTAAATTGTATGGATCACATAGCCTTGAAGCCTACGGGTATCGGTTAAGGTGTCGTAAAGGGGAGTACGGTCAGACAACTGACTGGAAGAATTGGACCCCTGAGATGCAGGAATACTGCAAACAAGATGTCGCTGTACTCACAAAACTATGGAAACATTTCCAAAAATACCTGAACCCATCATCTTAGAGCATCGGCTCGCTGAATTGATGCAGGATCAAAAACGAGTTGGATGGCCCTTGGATGTTAAGAAAGCCCAAGAGTTAGAGAACAAGCTTTTGAACCGCCTAGAGGAGCTTAGAGAGGCCACTCAGGCCATATGCAGTTATGTTCCTGGTAACTCATTCACACCAAAACGTGACAACGCCAAGCAAGGTTACGTTAAAGGTTGCGAAATGCAACGCTTAAAAGATTTCAATGCTAGTAGCAGAGAACACATCGCTTGGTGGTTCAAGACCTTTCAAGGTTGGAACCCAAACAAATTAACACCTACTGGTAAACCAGTCATTGATGAGACTGTTTTAAAAGAGATAGGTACAGATGAAGCATTACTATTCCTTGAGATTCTGATTATACAAAAGAAGCTCGGAATGTTGTCGCAAGGCAGTAATGCATGGTTGAAGTTAGTCAAGGATGGCAGACTTCACCACTCCTGTTTTATAGGGGCTGCCACGCACCGAATGGCCCACGCAACACCGAATCTGGCACAAGTCAGTTCCGATAAGGATTGTCGTGAGTTGTTTATTACAAAACCTGGATGGAAACTGATTGACAGTGACCTTGCAGGGATTGAGTTAAGAATGTTTGCACATTATCTAGCCCGTTACGATGGGGGACGATACGCAGATATATTACTTAACGGAGATATTCACCAAGAAAATGCTGATAAGATCGGCATAACTCGTAGACAAGTCAAGACTGTAACTTACTGCTTTTTATATGGCGGGGGAAACCAGAAACTAGGCTTATCATATGACAACATGTTATCACCTGAAGAAGCAAAGAAAAAAGGGGCTGAGATTAGAAAGGCATACATGGAAGCAATTCCTGGCCTTAAAGATCTAGTTGAAGCTACTAAAAGAGTTGCTGAAAAAGGTACGATACGTTCTATAGATGGACGTGAAATACATGTTAATTCTGGACATAAGGCATTGAACTTCCTTTTACAGTCATCCGCAGGGGTGGTTGCTAAGCGTTGGTGTCTACTTACAGACGAGAACTTAAAAATATCTAACTTTGAGCATGAAAGGTACGCCTTTGTGCATGACGAACAGGTATTAGCCTCGCCACCATCATTGGCGAAATACGTTGCTTTTACTTGTAAGATGTCTGCTGCTCAAGCTGGTGAATACTACAAACTGAGAATCCCTATAGCTGCTGATGCAAATATAGGTGATAATTGGGCCGAGGTACACTAATGCTATTAATTGACTGTGATTTT